AGGTTCCTACATGCTCAAATCCTCTGCTTTCCAGAAAACGGATCTGTTTTGGTGTCGTCAGCCCTTCTGTACGCCGTTTATTCAGTCGATCCAGAATCTTTTCTGCCTTTCCTGCATTTTCGATTTCATCCGGCATAATGCCCAGCTTTTCCAGTGTCTTTTTCTGCTTCTCAGATGGCGGTCCCATTTCCCACCCAAAAGAGGGAACATAGCTGGACAGGTCTTCTGCCTGGATGGACATTTCAAACTGCAGCGGATCCACCAGTTTCTTTTTGCGCTTCTTCATTTCTGCAAGCTGCTTTGCTAAAGCTTCTTCTCTCTGCGCTACGACATCCTCAGATGCTTTCTGCTCCGCTTCTTCGAGGTCAACCGGCATGCCTGCTTCTTTTTCCAGATTTTCTGTCATCTGCTGGGCCACTTCCTCATTCTCACAGATCAGGCTCGCCGGATGGCACAGCTCATGCCGCTCTGTGTGCCACAAAAAATCAAGCAACAGTAGATGGTCTTTTCCTGTTTCCGGGGACAATCGGGTACCACGCCCCACCATCTGACAATACAGGCTCCGCACCTTAGTTGGTCTGAGAACCACGATACAATTCACCGACGGGCAATCCCAGCCTTCTGTCAGAAGCATCGAATTGCACAGCACGTTATACTTCCCGGCATCAAAATCTTTCAGAATTTCAGCTCTGTCCTGGCTGTCTCCATTTACTTCTGCCGCCCTAAATCCATACTGATTCAGCAAATCACGGAATTTCTGGCTGGTCTTTACCAGCGGAAGGAACACCACCGTTTTTTTATCCCGGCAGTATTTCTGCATTTCTTCCGCAATGCCCTGCAGATACGGATCCAAGGCGGTGCCGATTTCGCTTGCTTTAAAGTCTCCGGCCTGTACCGATACACTACTCATGTCAATCTTAAGCGGAATGGTCAGCGCCTTGATCGGAGACAGATACCCTTCTTTGATTGCTTTTGGAAGCGTATATTCATAGGCCAGCGATTCAAAATAAACTCCAAGATTCCGCATATCACCGCGATCTGGCGTTGCTGTTACGCCTAATACATGCGCATGCGGGAAATGCTGCAGCACTCTCTGATAGCTGTCCGAAATACAGTGATGAGCTTCGTCAATGATGATCGTGTTAAAATAAAAGGGATCGAAACTGTTCAGACGTTTCTCTCTCATCAGTGTCTGCACAGAACCAACTACTACGCGGAACCAGCTCCCCTGGCAGGAACTCTCTGCCTTTTCAAGCGCACAGCCAAGACCGGTTGTCTTCATCAGCTTATCTGCCGCCTGCTCCAGCAGTTCCCCTCTGTGTGCCAGGATCAGGACACGATCACCCTGCCGAACACACTCTTCTGTTACTTTGGCAAAGACTACCGTCTTTCCACATCCAGTAGGAAGGACCAGCAGGGTTTTTAACACCCCGCTGTCCCACTGTTCAAAAATCGCTTCTTTTGCTTCTTTCTGATACGGTCTCAGTTCCATTTAAAATCTCCCCGGTGTAAATGCTGGCTTGTCCGAATCTTTCGGATACAGCTTTTCAATGTAGTTGAACTTCTTACTTGGGTCTTTGATTCCCGGCTTCACGCCGATTTTCGCTCTTGCCGTTTTTCCTGGAAGCGCATTCCAGTCCATCCGAAGCTCTTCCCCCTCTTTTTTCAGACCGACGCCACGGAACAGCTCTGACAGTTTCCATTCCAGGCTGCTATGTAAGATGTAGTTCTCACGAATTGTGATTTCGCGGTCTGCGTGTACGATGAAGTACACAACTGCCATATTGCATGGCGGGAGCTTTCCTTCTCCTTTGGATCTGCTGCGGTCATATTTCTCGATGGTTACGTTGTAATCCCCCTCCGGGATTGGATCAAAGTTCTGGGAATCCTGTTTAATAGAATCATCCCATCCAAGTTCTCTTCCTTCTACTGACATAATCGTTTTCCTCCTTAATTAAATGGAATTTCCTGTTTTTCTTTCATTTCTTTGATTGCAGCATAGACCTGGTCCCAGCAGGCTACCAGAAGCCCCTCGATAATGCCAGGATTTACGACATCGTAATCTTTGATCTTCGTGCCGACAGGAACATACCCTTTCGCTTCTACGACGTTCTCCACGTCCCATTCATCTACGTGATAAGTTTCCATCAGATCTCGCAGCGCCTTCGGGATTTCCGGATCCAGACTGCTCTCCCCAGCAGGATCCGGCGCTTTAGGCGGCTCATCCAGTGGAAGATTCATCTGTTCCCCAGTTACTTCTTCTGGCGTTGTCGGCTTCGGAGCTTCCGGAACGGGCTCAGGAGCTGACGCCGTTTTAGGTGCTTCTGCAGCTTTGTACGGTTTCATATCTGCGGAAGCTTTTCCCTGTTCTATAATGCTCTGAATGACTTTGTAGTCAAACGGAACCTCATCCGGCAGACCGAAACGGTTCTTTGCATCCCAGCAGGCGTTGTGTGACGTGTACATGACACGCTCACCGCCCTGCGCTTTCCTCTTCTTTCCCTTGTCATCAACTGCAATGGAAAACGTTTTGTAGTTGGCAAACAGCAGCATGTCCGCCCATTCCTTGATCAGCGGCGATGTCTGGGATGTTGTTTTCTTTCCAAGCTTCAGCTCCCATCGGTCATAAGCTCCCAGCTCATCCGGCTGTTCAAATTTTTTAATCTGCGCATGTGCTGTAAGAACCACGTTGACGCCCGCTTCCACAACTTCTGAAAGCCGATTCAGGAACCGGCCAATCTCCTCTTTTACATAGGTATAGCCGTTTCCATACCCGAAATCCTCGATTCCAAACTTCCGATGCTTATCGCAGATAAACTGGATGCACATAGACTCAGCCCAGTCGATCGTGTCAACCACAAGCGTTTTACACACGTCCGGATGCGTCCGGATGTAGTCCACCTGGTCAAGAAGATTCTGCCAGCTTGTAGCTTTTGGCAACCGGGCAACATCCATTGAGTTCGTGCTACCCTCAGTGTCAATGAACACCGGATCCGGGAATTTACTGGCAAACGTAGATTTTCCAATTCCTTCCGGACCATAAACCACAACTTTTTTTGCACAGGGAATCACACCTTTGATAATTTCCATTAAAATACACCTGCCTTCCATGATTTCTGCTGTGGCTGTTCAGCCTGCGCCTGTCCAACCACATAACCGTCTTCGATAATGATGCTGCATTCATCACCGGTACTTACCCTAGTAGCGATCGCCTGCAGCCCCTCGCCTTCCAGCCAGGAACCAAACTCCTGCAGTGTCTGCAGATCCATCTGTTCCAGTTTATCCAGGAGAACAAAGCCACACTCCGGATTCAATTTCCGGACAATGGCAGTTGATACCATCAGCCGTTCAGAACCGGATATGTTGTCCCATTTCTGCCCTTTATATACCAGCTCGCCTTCCTTTACTGACAGATCTGGAAGAGGCAGCTCTGCAGAAGAAAGCAGGTTTGCTTTCTTTTCCCGGACAGAAGTAATTTTCTCTGAAAGCTGATCATACTGACGACGGTATTCTTTTGCATCATCCTCCGCCTTCTCCTTGTCCAGATTTGCACGTACCATTCGATTGATTTCCTCAATATTGGAAATGCTGTCTTCCAGCTCCTTGGTAGACTGATCGACCAGATCAGCGGCCGACTTTTCAGCAGTTTCCAGATCTTTTACCAGCTGCAGATGATGCTGCTTTGCTGCTTCCAGCTGATCAGACAACCGCTTTACTTCTTCATAAGCGCGTTTTACCTCTTCCCGGATCTTTCCTGCCTGTTCTCTTTTCCTTTGATTTTCGCCATTCTGAGCAAGGATGTCCTGCTGCTGTCGGATCAGCGCAGATGGAGAAACCAGATCCTTGGGTGCATCGGGGTAATATGGCTGTTCCTTGGCAAACTTCTCTTTCTGATCCGCAGTCCGGCCGATATACAACCGATCCTGATACAGCTCTTTTTCTTCTTTTTCCAACTCTGCCAACTGGTTACCAACGCCGATGATCTGTAACAACGTCTGTGCTTTTTCCTTCCCGGAGCTCTCCATGAACTTCGGAAGATTTAACGCCAGAGACTCGACAAAAGTGTTCAACAACGACTGTCCGGCCTTCTGACCGCTTGGATCCGTTACCTTCAACGCGCTGTTTTTGCCTTTACGCTCAACAATCAGGCCATTGTTCAACACAATTTTCAAGTTTGGCGGGATGATGGATCCCTCGCGCGTCGCATCTGATGGTCTGAAGTTTTCGCCACCCAATGCCCACGCGATGGAATCCAGCACCGACGTCTTACCCTGGTTGTTTCTGCCACCAATGACGGTCAGACCGTTTGCCGTCGGTTCCAGTTTTACTGCTTTGATTCGCTTGACGTTTTCGATTTCAAGTTTATTGATTTTCACTGACAACTTTCTTATCCTCCTTGTCTTTGTTAAAGAAATTCCATACGGTCCCCGCACTGCAGCCCATTTCGTCTGCAATCTTCTCATAGGACCATCCGGCGTTTCGAAGTGCCGTCATCTTTCCAGTGTCCAGCTTCCTCTTCCTGCCCTGTCCAGCAGGGCTTTTCGGGGGGGCGTTGGTTTTACCTCTTCTTTCGTTTCCGGCTCTTTCCGTGGCTGTTTCATGACCGCAAACACAGCCCCGGCTTCTGCGGCCGCCCGCACATCCTGCATGGTCATACTGCTGATGGCAACCGGATGCATGACGTAGATATCATCATGCATTCCGTGCATCGTCAGATCCACTGCCTCCGTATATTCAACAATCTGCATCATTCTCACCCTTCTTTCAACGACCCTGAGCGGATCCACGCCGCAAACACCTCGTCCCGGCGCTCTTCTTCCCGCTCTTCCTGCTCCTCGCGGCAGGCATCGACATAATCGCCGATTTTCTTACCAGCGAGCGCAAGAAGAAACATTCCGGCTCCCAGGGCGGCGCGGCCCCACAGATCCGAGTCTACGCCGCCGATGTAAATCCATGTACCAACCGCGCCGAGCGCCAGCGCTACTTTATCCGATGCTTTCATTTGCTGTTACTCCTTCCACGTTGATGCCCTCGATCTCCGAGAAACGTTTTGCGTTAATGAAATATACCCAGTGGTCCGATGTTTTGATTCCATAGCCCCATGGGAATACCCCCTGCTGGAGCCCTTTGCGCACGGTCTGATGATTAATTCTCATCATCCGCGCGGCATCCATGACACTCAGACGCGGGATAATGCAATCTTTCGCTTTCTGTGTCGAAAGCGCCGGCATTCGGTCATCCGCCTTGGAAAAGTAGTCCTCTTTCAATCCCAGTGCAACGGCGATATCACGCTGCTGCTCCTCAGGCGGAATCTGCTTTCCGGCAAGGTACTGGCTGATTGATGCTTTGCTTTTTCCGGTCATTCCTGCCATCTGCACCTGCGTAAGATTCAATTCTTTTGCAGCTTTTTTCAATTTTTCTGAAAAATTCATTGCCTTATTACTCACTTTCTGCTACGATGTAGCTGGTTTGTTTGTGTGTCCCATGGGAACTGGTCCTTCCTGTGGGACTTTTTCTTTTTATACCGCTTCTTCTTTTTTAAGGTACTTATTCAGAAAATACTGCTGGCCTTTCCCAGTTACCTTTGTAGTTTTGGTCATCCGCACGCTGCCGTCCGGATTGGAAATCACGGTTTCTTTGATCTGAAATAGACCGTCCGCTACATATCGCTGCGTCGGCATGTTCCGACTGGATCCAGTCTTCATGAGGTACCCTTCGTTGCGGAGCTGTTCGAACAATCTTTTCTGTCCGGTATCTACGCCGTTCTGGCGCAGAATTTTCGCCAGATCTCCGATCAGAATGGAGCTGTCACTTGCCTTCACCGCATCGGCGAAGATCTCCTTTGGCTTCATACGCTCATTATCCTCGATCAGCTTCTTGTTCTCTTCTTTCAGAGTGTCGATGGTTCTGTCTGCGAGTTTCAGTGCTCTTGCCATCACCTGCTCCGGGGTGTTCCAGGCTTTCTCCAGATCAATGAAGTACTGACGGTACTGCTTGCCTTTCTCGGATCGCTGGATCATACAGATCTGCTTTGCCATGTCTACGGAAATCTGGTAGTCAACAGCTGGTCTGCCACCTGTTTCTGAGGTTTCTCCCAAAATTGGGAAAAACTCATTTCCCTCTGAAAATCCGTATTCCTTCATTCTTTCAAACCATGTTGTAAATTTTGTTCCAATTTCCAGACCTGCATATAATTCTCTTGCAGATACTGTCGGCTGTTCTGCCTCGTAATTGATTTTTAACAATTCTTTCATCTAATTCCTTCTTTCTATCTTTATTTGTGATTTTGTGTTATACTTTTTCAAAATACTTTACAAAGGAGAATCGCCATGAATAGTGATGTAACCATTATCCAATCACGCTTTCATTACACTGAAAAAGCATATGTGCCAAACACTTCGAACATCGTAGTTATCATCGACGAGCTGATTAAATTGATGGAACCACATTTTCGCAAACAAGCTCCTACATTCCGGCTTATAAATGATCTTCGCTTTGATCACCCAGAAACCGCTCCTACTTACGACAAAATTCATATCTGCTGTATGGACACTTCCTGGTCTCAAATAGCCTATCAATTTTCCCATGAATTCTGTCACCTTTTGATTGGAAGTCCAGTTCCACAAAAGATGCGATGGTTTGAAGAAAGCATTTGCGAACTTTCCTCTTTGTTTTTCATGGAACAGCTGGCCATTG